CTACGCCTCCGCAGTCCGCAGCTGGTCCGCAGAAGCCGCCGACGAGCTCATGAGCGTCGCCGCGGCGACTCGCGTTCGGTCCGCGGCATCCGGCCACAGGTGGGCGTAGACCTCGAGCGTGATCGACGGTGAGCTGTGCCCCATGGCCTTCGCGACCGCGACCGGGTCAAGCCCGGCGCGGATGAGGCCCGACGCGTAGTGGTGCCGAAGATCATGGGGTGTCACGCCGGTCACGCCGGCGGCGCGGCACGCGTTGACGAAGTAGTGCCGGAGCGCGGTCGGCGACGGAGGGCTCCCGAACAGCCACCCCTCGTTCCCGTACACCCCGATCGTCTCGACGTGCCGCGAAAGCCGCAGCAGGAGCTCGTCGGGCACGGGAACGACTCGCTCCGATCCGTGCTTCGGCGCCACGACATCGAGGCGGCCGACGCGGTTCTGAACCTGGCGCTGCACATGAATGCTCCGTGACGGGAGGAACCCGACGTCCTTGAGCTGCAGGCCGGCGGCCTCTCCGATGCGGAGCCCGGCGTAGGCCATGACATCGACCAATGCACGGTGCGCGGGATCGAGGTGCTCTCGGATCGCACGCACCTCGGCGCCCGTCGGCACTCGCATGGAGTGCTCGGTCTTCCGGATCGCCGGGAGCTTCACGCCCTCGAGCGGGTCTTGCGCCAGGCGACGATCGAGCATCGCTGCGCGGAGCACGATGCGGACGTACGCGACCCGCGTCTTCACGGTCGACGGCGCGAGCGAGCTTGCCAGAGCCTTGACGTACGCCTCCCCGTGTGATCGCCGAAGCTTCCCGAACGGAATCGAAGCGAAGGAGCACCCGGCGAGGGCGCGATCGGCTGCCCGGCGAGTCCCCTCAGCCCAGAGCTGCTGCCCGACCCAGTCGGCGTAGAACTCGGCGAGCGTGCTGCGCTGCGCTGCCGGCGCGACGTACGTACCCGTGAGGCGGGACGAGGCGACCTCTTCGAGCCACGCCTGACCGTCGCGCTTCCGCTCGAAGTGTCGGGCGTGTTCGCGGCCGTCGTCGTCTCGGTAGCGGGCGCGCCAGGCGCCGTCGGGTCGCTGGCGGATGCTACTCACCAGAGTCCTCCCCGACTGCGTCATCTACCGAGATGGCCGCGACGGTTTCAACGAGCGATCGGATGGCATCACGTGCTTCGACCGTGCGACACCGCGTTGCGATGCTCCGCAGCACCCAGTTAGCCCGCAGCTCAGCTTCGATGGTGCTCATCAACTCTGGTGCCGTCGTGTCGAACGCGGCTGGGTTGCTCTCGATGAACCAGTCGATGCCATTCGCCTCGTCCGCCACTAAGCGGACCGCTTCCCCGGCAGCCATCAGAAGATCATCCAAACGCTTCCGGCGCTGGATGTACTCCTCCTCTGGTGGAGTCTCGTCACCGAGAAGGTCGAGTGAGAAGCCCATCTTCCGTGCGACTAACAGGGCCTCACTCAGACGCAGCGCACGAGTGCCCTTCTCGATGCGCGATATTGCGGACGCGTCGAGCGGTAGGCCGGCGGTGGTGAGCAAGTCGGCCAGGGCCTTCTGACTCATGTTGACCGACCTGCGCCGGTCAGCGACCTCGCGGCCGAACCGCTCTTCGAGGGTGGGAGTGGTGTGTTGCACGATCACATCCTATTGCGAGACGCGCATGGTTGTGTAATGCTGTTCCTGCACACAGTTGCAGCATCGCAATCCGGAGGAAATTCGAACATGCCCACACTCGAGACACCGCGACTCCGTCGGCTTCTCACGCTCGCCGAAGCGGCCGAAGCGCTTCGGAAGAACGAATCGCAGCTGCGATGGATGATCCAGAAGAAGACAGCACCACCGCACGCCAAGATCGGCGGTCGCGTGATGTTCGACGCAGACCGGTTGGCCGCCTGGCTCGACGAGCAGTTCGCGGAAGCGTCTTAAAGATGCGCCCCGTACCGAAAATCGCCCCCGAAGCCCTGGCCGGCTCCGGAGGCACCGTCCACAACATCCCCGCAGGAGACGCAATGAACAAGACAGTCATGACCGTAGCAGACGCCACCGACATCCACTGGTCCGACATCGACCAGGCCATCAACGCGGAGGACATCGTCGTCCTCGTCGACTGCCGTGAGCATGGATGCATGGCCGAGGGCACACCCCACCTGCTCGGCTGGGGCGACCTCGTGCAGCACAAGGCATTCGTCGCCAGCGAGGATGGACAACGCGTCGAGGTGATCAAGTTCGCCGAGTGCGACGAGGTGCCGGCCAGCGAGTCCCACTGGTACGTGGCGGGCTGGATCGAGGACGACGAGTTCAAGCTGACGCCCGAGCGCGTTGCCACGTTCGTCGCGAACTACAACAGCGCCGCTGCTCTCGCCGCAGAGCTGAACGGGGAGGCCCGCTGATGTCCACGATCTACGAGCACTCCGCCGGCCTCGTCAAGAACTGGGTCGGAACCTACGGCAACAGCGACATGCAGCAGATCTCCGACGACCTCGTCGAGGTCCTGCGCATCTGCCACGAGTACCGCAAGCCCGACGACAAGAAGGTGCCGGTCTACGACGCAGACGACCTCGGCGAAGCGATCTGCGCCTACATCAACGAGGTCTACTCGACGCCCGCGAACTTCGGCGACGCGTCCGACGGCGCCAAGCCGCAGCCAGGCAGCGTCAGCGAGGCAATCGACAAGATGCGGCCCGCGGCCGAGCTCGCAGCCGAAGCGTCCATGCCGCCCGAGCTCGACATCCCCGACCAGCACTGAACCACTCGCGGGCATCTGTAGCGACGTGCGCTACAGATGCCCGCCTTCACCCGAAGGAGAACGCATGAGCTGGACGAAGCTCGGCGACGAGTGGTGCCAGATGACTGCACTCGAGGACCTGTCGCACGCGGACCGTTGGCACTACCTCTGCCTGATCCAGTTCTGCTCCCGCACAGACAAGCGCGACGGCATCATGCGCGGCGTCGATGCCCGCCGGCAGTCGGACCACGCTGACCCAGCCTCCGCACTCGCCAACCTCGCCGCTGCCGACCTGCTCGCGATTGAGCCCGGTGACCGGTACCGGCTCGTCCGGATCGAGTCGGACGACCACCTGCCGTCCGACGCAACTCGCAAGCGCACCGAGGGCAACAAGCTGCGGCAGCAGCGCAAGCGCGCACACGACAAGGGCGACCACTCACTCTGCCGGGAGGACTCACCCTGTCACGCATCTGTCACGCGTGACGTCGGGACGGGACGGGACGGGACGGGCCGGGACAAGAGCACTAACTCAAAGCTAGTGACACCGACTTCGACGTGGCCCGTGGTCCACATCAGCAATGCGCCCGTCTGCGAGGTCTGCCTCATGCCGATGCAGAACACTTCACTGACGGTCTGCGCGACGGATGATGAGGCACACAACGACGCACGAATGAGGAGCGCATCATGACGCACGCAGACGACGCCGCACGGTTGGCGAAGAAGGTCGAGAAGGACAACCCCGCTATGGCCGGCATCATCCACGCTCTGCTCGCCCTCAGCGAAGCATCGAGCGCGTCGGACGGCTGGCACAAGCTGCAGGACTTCGATGACCTGCCAGACCAGCTCGAGCAGGACTACGTGTTCGAGTACGAGGACGGCAGCCAACAGAAGTGGCGGCTCAGCGCGGACAACGTCTCGAGCGTCGAGCAGTTCGTGCAGCCCGATCACCCGACGGTCTGGCGCGACTCGAACGACATCGTCGATCAGTGCGTCCGGTGGCGGTACGCATGAGCGCCCACCACCGGTCAGCGTCGTGGCGGTCGACCACGCGACAGCAGCGGCCCCTCATCGCGGCCTCCCTGCCCCGGCTGTGCGTCAACAGGTGCGGACACTCGGTGCTCCCCACTCAGGCGTGGGACGTCGGGCACATCGTCTCGGTCGAGCAGGGCAGGGCACGAGGGTGGACGACCGCGATGATCGATGCTCCGTCGAACCTGGGTCCTGCGCACGTGAAGTGCAATAGGTCCGACGGTGGCAAGGAAGGTCGCGCGAAGCAACTCGCGCGACACAAGTCAAGTAGGAGGCTCCTGCAGTGGTGATCACGCAGACCGAGAACATCGCTGATATGCAGGATTCCCGTTCTTTGAGCGGGGCCTTCGCTACCCCCCGCCTCGGCAGCAGCGATTTTCTATCCGGGACCTGGGATATCAGCCGTGACTCGGGCATCCCCCCGCTCCATCAGTCGAAGCTCAACGCGGATCCGGCTCTTCGTGAGGAGTTCCTCGAGGGCGCTCGGCTCATGGGGGTCTTCGGCGGCCGGAAGGAGCTCAAGCCGCAGCAGATGCGCCTCGCGGACGTCTGCAACGAGCCGGTGGACACTGTCGCGGTGCTGCTCCCGCGCCGGTCCACCAAGACGACGACGCTGTTCGCGCTCGCTCTGGGCCGGTGTGCCTCTCGGGAGGAGTACTTCGTCGGGTACACGACGTGCACGACGGGTACGAAGGCGCGGGACCGGTTCCGGAAGGACATCGTCCCGGTGCTCGAGCGGCTGTACCCGGACATGAAGGAGGCGCCGTTCAAGATCCGGAAGGCCGGCGGGTCGGAGCGCATCGAGTTCGACAACGGCAGCATCTTCCAGGTGCTCCCGCCACAGGGCGAGTCGTTCCGGTCGGACGCGTTCGACCTGATCATCCTCGACGAGGCGGGCGAGGCGTCGCCGGAGATGACCGAGGACCTCATGGCGGGCGCGCTCGCGACGATGGACACCCGCCCTGACGCGCAGCTGGTCGTCGCCGGCACCGCGGCGAAGTTCCGCGAGGGGAACCTCCTGTGGGAGACGCTTGTCGACGGGCGTGCGGGCGAAGCCGCGATCCTCGAGTACGCCGCACCCGACGACACCGACCTCGCCGCGATCGACAACACCGAACTCGAGAACTGGGAAACGGTGGAGCGGCTCGCCCTCGCGTCGCACCCGGGCATCGGCACGTTGACGACGACGGACGTGATCCGCAAGCGGTGGCTCAAGCTGACGACGCGGCAGTTCGCCGAGGAGTACCTGTCGATCTTCGGTCGCCTGGGCGCCGTCGAGACGTTCTTCGACATGGAGAAGTGGGCGACGTTCAAGGTCGGGAACGAGCTCCCGGCGATGCCGACGGACCGGTCGGTCGGGCTTGCAATCGCCGTGCACCCGGACCAGTCCTGCTCGGCGATCGTGGTCGCGTGGCGCGACGACGAGGGTCGCGGCTGCCTCGGCGTTGCTGACTACAGGAAGGGCACGAAGTGGCTTGCCCCGGCCGCCGCCACGCTCGCGGCGAAGCTCCGGACGCACATCGCGCACGACGTGCAGGGGCCGGTCGCGATCGTCGCCGAGGACCTCGGTCGCCTCCGCCCGCGACCTCGGCTGGCTCCGCAGAAGTGGCCTGACGTGCAGGCGTCGGCCGCACTGCTGAAGGCGGAGTTCGACGCCGGCAACCTCGCGCACTGGGATCAGCCGGACCTCACTGACGCGATGGCGCTCGTCACCCGCCGCGAGTCGACGAAGACGAAGGGTTGGGCGCTGGGCCGCGACGAGTGGGAGTCGTCGATTATCGCCGCCGAGGGCGCGGCCATGGCGCTGCGGTGGGTGGACCAGCACCCGTTCCGGAAGCGCGCCGAACCGTTCGCCGCCTAACGCCGGCACCACCACGCACCACTGTGCTACTATCTACAACAGAAGGGGCTGGTCGGTTGTAGGGAATCCACAACAACGGTGGTACGCTCCGGCTGTGGGACTCCTCTCCGCCCTCGGGCTCAAGCGCATCGAGCTCAAGCCCGTCGACTTGACGCTGGCCTCGCCCTGGCAGCCCGTCGGCGGGATGTCGCAGATCACGATCGCGGAGATCTGGGGAGCGGAGCTCGCGAACAACCTGCCCCTCGAGCGCAGTGTCGCGATGACAGTCCCAGCCATCGCCCGCGGCCGGAACCTGCTCGTCGGCGCGATCCAGCGGTTCCCGCTCGTGGTGCTCGACGAGAACGGGCCGCTCTCGACCCAGCCGACCTGGGCTTACCGCACCAGCGGCCCCGTCACGCCGCAGGAACGCATCGCGTGGACCGTCGATGACCTGATCTTCCACGGCGTCGCGCTCTGGCTCCGCGAGAACGGCTCGTCCGGGCAGCTCCTCGACGCCCGCTGGCACCCCCGCGCTGACTGGCGGATCACGGCGCTCGGCGTCGTCCAGGCCCGCGAAGCCAGCGACAGTGAGTGGGTCGACCTCGCCGACGACGACTACATCCTCATCAACGCACCGTGGGACGGCCTGCTCTCCGTCGGTGCACGCACGATCCGCGGCGCCCTCTCCACCGAGGAGGCGTGGGTCGGTCGCATGCGCAACCCGATCCCGCTCATCGAGCTAAAGGTCACCGACTACACCGAGCTCGACCCCGACGAGGTGAAGGGCCACGTCAAGACGTGGGCCGACGCGCGCACCGGCGTCAACGGCGCGGTGTCCTGGACGCCGCCGGGCATGGAGGTCGTCACACACGGCGAGGTCAAGGCGGACCTCTACACCGAGGCCCGGAACGCGATCCGCACCGACATCGGCTCGTTCCTCAACGTGCCGACGTCGATGATGGACGGCTCCCTCGCCGAGGCGTCCCTCACGTACTCGACGCAAGAGGGCAACCGGTCTCGCTTCCAGGATGAATCGATCCCGTTCTGGATCACCCCTATCGAGGCGGCCCTGTCGATGGACAGCGTCGTGCCCCGCGGGCAGCGTGTCCGCTTCGACCGATCCGAGGCGTTCTCGACGGTCGTCAACCCCACAGGCATCCCGGAGGCCGACTGACCATGACCGAAGTGATCATCGACGCTGGCACCCTCACCGCGTCCGACCAGGACCGCACCGTGACCGGTCTACTCGTCCCGTACGGCGAGGAGTGCCGATCCAACCTCGGCCGCTTCACCGTCGGCACCGGCGCGTTCACGCTGCCGGACCCGTCCGTCGTCGGCTTCAACGTCGAGCACGTCCGTGAGGACGTCATCGGCCGGGCTACCGACGTACGGGAGACCCCGGAGGGCGTCGTCGCGACGTTCTCCATCGCCCCGGGCGATGACGGCGACGCCGCCCTCGCCGACATCAAGGCCGGCAAGCGCAAGCACCTGTCCGCGGAGGTCGCGAACGTCGCGATCAAGGCAGGCAAGGCCGTCGGCGGAAAGCTCTTCGGAGGAGCGCTCGTGAAGACCCCCGCATTCCCCTCGGCGACGCTCCTCGCGGCGGCCGTCGACACCCCTGAACCCGTCGAGCCGGTCGCCCCGGACGACAAGGACGGCGAGACCGAGACGAAGACGGTGGTCAACGCCGACGGCTCGTCCACGGTCACGACCACCACCACGAAGACGGAGACCGCCGCCGACGGCACGGTCACCACCGTCAAGACCGTCTCGACCGAGACCATCGCCAAGCCCGCGGAAGAGCCCGCGGTCGAACCCAAGGAGGAGCCCGTGGGCGTCCCGAACACCCTCACGGCGTCGAAGAAGGGCGCCACCGAGAAGAAGGTCGGCAAGGCCGAGCTCTTCACCCTGCTCGCCGCGAACGACAAGGGCCAGGTGCACGGTCAGGACATGGTCGCACTCGCCAGCATGGCGAAGGCCACAGGCATGTTCGCCCTGTCCGACGTGAAGTACGACGGCACCGGCGGTGTGACGACCGGCATCCAGCTCCCCGAGTGGATCGGCGAGGTGTGGGACGGCCAGACCTACGCGCAGAAGTACCTGCCGCTGTTCGATCACGCCGACCTCACGAGCCTGCAGTACCAGGGCTTCCAGTGGGACGTGAAGCCCCACGGTGGCGACTGGGCCGGTAACAAGTCGAACGTGCCGTCGAACGTGCCGAAGTTCAAGTCGGTCACCGCGACCGCCGAGCGCTACGCGATGGCGCACGACATCGCGCGGGAGCTGCAGGACCTCCGCGTGTTCGGGGACACGAACTTCTTCGACATGTACTTCCAGGCCGGCGCGGAGGACTACGCACGCTGGGCAGACGGGAAGGTCTTCACCGCCCTCAAGGCCGCCGCGGAAGCGCACGTCGCCGACAACCCCGCCGGCCTCGACATCGGCCCCGCGATGTCCGCGATCATCGACGGCGCATCCGAGCTCGTCTCGAAGAACCTCGTCCCGCAGTTCGCCCTCGTCGGCACCGAGTACTACAAGCAGATCGGCAAGACGACGTCGAAGGACGCGCTCGCGTACCTGTCGGCTGCGATCGGCATCAAGGGCGAGGACGGGTCGCTTGAGGGCTTCCGCCTGGTGCCCTCGGCCGACATCGCCGGCACCGACGTGTACGTCGGCGTCTCGCAGGCGCTCACCGTCCGCGAGCTCTCCGGCAGCCCGCTCCGCGCTGACGCCCTCGACATCGCTCGAGGCGGCATCGACCACGGTCTGTTCGGGTACATCGGCGTCCAGGTCAACCGCGCCGACGCGATCGTCAAGGTCACCCCGTACACCGCTAGCTGACACACCGGCAGGGGTGCGCGAATCATGCACACCCCTGCCGCCCAACATGAGGGAGGCGACATGGCCGCGTTCATCCTCGGCGACACCCCGGTCGCCGACTTCGACTACGACGAGCCCGACGCCGTCGACGCCCCTGGTGCAACCGTCGCTGTGTCCGTCGCCGGGCAGACGATCGAAGCGCGGGCCACAGGCCGAGCGATCGAGGGCTCCTGGGACACGCTGACGCTGCCCGCGGCCGGTATCTACCCGGTCTACGTCGTCATCACCATCCCGGCGCCGCCCACCGTCGTCGACGGAGGCAACGCATCTTCCACGTTCACCAGCGTCCTCGACGGCGGGAACGCGTCAACCGTGTACGTCCCCAGCGCTCGGACGCAGCGTGTCCTCGTCGACTGGCTCGTGATCGTCGACCCCGAGGATCCCTGGCACGACGTCGTAACGGCCCGCCTCGAGTGGGACGGTGCCCCGAAGGCCGACGGGACGCTGCACCGCCTCCTCGACGTCGCCCGGGACCAGGTCGAGGCGTACGCGCCCGCCCTGGCCGCCGGGCAGCCGTTCCCGGAGCGCTACCGCGCCGGCCAGCTCATGCAGGCCCGGAACACGTGGAGCGCGTCTCTTTCGAACGGCGAGCAGCAGGTCGACGTCGGCGGCTTCACCGTCAACGTCCGCCCGCTCGACTGGGCCGTGAAGCAGCTCCTCCGCCCTGTCGGGAAGAAGGTGTTCGCCTGATGGGCCGCCAGAAGAACCCGGGCGAGCGGTACCGCGACTGGATCAAGGAGCAGCTTGCCCCGCTCCTGCCCCGCCGCTGGGACCTCGCCGTGTACACGCGCAAGCCCGACGACATCTCGCGGCCGACGGTGATCGTCACGCTGCAGAAGATCGAGCGGCTGCCGGAGTCCCCGCTCGGGTCGCAGCTCGTCACCTACCTCGTCACCGTGGTCGACCCCGCCGCCGACTGGTCGCAGGCCGACGCGCTCCTCGACGACGAGATCGTCGACCTGGTCAACGCGCTCGACGCGACGCGCAACGAGCGCGGTCTCCCGATCCTCCGCTGGACCAGCGCGGACCGGAACACCTGGTCCGACACGTACCTGGCGTTCGACATCACCGTCACCGCCGTCATCACCGCCACCCCGAAGGAGTAGCCGACATGGCTCAGATCACCACCCAGCCGATCCTGATGAACGCCGCCGTGCTGCTGCTCGGCACCGACAACTACGAGCTCACCGTGTCCAGCGCCGAGCTCGCGCCCACCACCCCGATGCAGCAGTTCAAGGGCGTCGGCGGGTCCGTCGTCCCGATCGTCGGCACCCCGTCGTGGCTGCTGAACCTCGCCTACGCGCAGGACTTCGCGACCGCGAAGAGCCTCGCAACGTACCTGCTGCAGAACGCCGGCAAGGTCGTCCCGTTCACGCTCCGGCCTGTGTCCGGCGGCCCGGGCTACAGCGGCAACGTCATGTGCCTCCCCGGCTCGATCGGCGGCGCTGTGGACGCAATCGCGTCGAGCTCGGTGTCGCTCCCGGTCTCCGGGCAGCCGACCGCTGCAGCGGCGGCCTGACGGATGGCGGGCAGCGGACGGATCTCAGTCCTCGTCTCCGACGAGCTGCAGACGCTGCTGTCCGCCCTCCGCACCGTCCCGAAAGACGTTCAGGGTCAGATCCGGAAGTTCACGAAGACCGATGCGCAACCGATCTGGCAGGACGAGATCCGGTCCCGCGTCTCAACGACCGTCGACGAGCGCGTCTTCGGGAAGACGGCCCGAGTCAGGGTGTCGAACCAGAACGTGAACCTCGAGGCCGCTCGGATCGGGAAGAGCCTCTCCGGCGGTGCGAAGCCGTCTGAGATCGCCCCCGGCCGGGAGTTCGGCCGGAACAGCGACCAGGCGGTCACCTACCAGACGCGGAGCCGCCTCGGTAAGTCGTACCGGGTCACCCGGCACACGAAGCGTCAGCTGCCCACCCGGAACACGAACGGCCGCGTCGTGTTCCCCTCGACTCGCAAGTCGATCCCCAGGTTCGCGTCCCTGTGGATCCAGACCGCGGCCCGCACCCTGTACGACGCATTCGACCAGAAGTGAGGTGACCCGTGCCCGGAGGATTCTCGGTCGCAATCGGCTCCGACACGCGGCTCTTCGAGCAGGGCGTGAAGACCGGCGTCATCGACCCCGTCGAGGACGCCCAGGAGGCCCTACAGGACCTGGCGCGGCAAGGTGAGCGCACCGGCGACGGGCTCGAGCGCGGCATGCGCGACGGAGAGCGGGCGCTCGACGACCTCGGCGACGCTGGGAAGGACGCCGGCCGCGATATCGAGTCCGGCCTCAAGGACGCCGACCGGGCACTCGACCGGGTCGGGGATGCCGGCAAGGAGGCTGGCAGCGACCTCGAGCGCAGCCTGAAGGACGCCCAGGGGCAGACCGGCAAGACGGCCGCCGAGTACGAGGAGATGGCCGAGAAGATCCGCGCGGAGACGGCCAAGATCAAGGCCAGCACGAAGGAAGGGTTCGAGGGCGCCGGCGGGGCCACGGGCGAGTTCAAGGACGAGGCGCTGTCGAACTTCTCCGAGATCACCTCGTCGTTCTCGGGCGACATGTCCTCGATCACCGACCTCGCGCAGGGCACGTTCGGTGGGCTCGCGTCCATGGGCGGGCCTGCCTCGCTCGCGTTCGGCGGCCTGGCAGTGGCCGTGGGCCTCATCGGGTCCGCACTCACCTCAGCCGGCGAGGAGTCCGACGAGTTCCAGGAGAAGATCCAGGACCTCGCGCAGACGAAGCTCGGCGAGCTCTTCGGCAAGTACGAGGACAGCGGTGACAGCCTGTCGCGGGGGCTCCGGAAGTGGGCCACGGACGCCGACTCGTTCGGCGGATCCCTCGACGACCTCCGCGAGCACACCCGGGAAGGCGGCCTCGAGTTCGGCAACTACGCCGAGGCGATCGCCACCCAGAGCGTCCCGAAGATGAAGGCCATGCGCAACGAGGTCGAGGCGCAGATCAAGACCCTGGACCAGCAGGCCGCCGCACAGCGCGGCGCCGGGGCTGGCACGTCGGCGCTCGCGAAGAAGTACGGCGAGCAGGCGGACGCGGCACGCGAGGTGAAGAAGCAGCTCGACGACAACCTCGCCGTCAACGACGAGTACGAGGAGAGCCTCCGGTCGGTCGCAGCGGCGATGGGGATGACCGTCGACGAGTACAAGCGCTCCCTCGACGCGGCTCAGGAGAACGAGAAGGCGCAGGAGGCCGCCAAGGAGGCCCAGGAGCAGCGCGTCGAGGAGCAGAAGGCGAAGCTGCAGGAGTGGGCCGACACGGTCGTGCAGGTCTACCAGCAGACCGCGGACTCCGAAGCCAAGGCGATCGACAATAGCGTGCTCAACGCGAGCGAGTACGCCGCCGGCCTCGAGCAGCGCACGGCCGCCGCCCGCCAGTTCGAGCAGAACATCCAGGCGATCGGCGAGCAGCTCCCCGCGGACCTCTTCAACTTCGTCCGCGACCAGGGACCGGGCTTCTCCGAGGAGATCGCGACCTACCTTTCCGCCTCGCCCGAGCAGAAGGCCCGGATTCAGGCTGGCTGGCAGGTGGCCGCGAAGGTCACTGCCGACACCACCGACGTCGACAAGGCCGCCGCGGACCAGGGCAAGAAGAAGGTCGACGGCCCGACGTCAGAGGTACGGGGCGACACGAAGGACCTCGACAAGAAGGTCGACGCGAAGGGCAAGGAGAAGCCCGACGGCCCGACCGCGCAGGTCCGCGCGGACACGTCGAAGGTCGACGAGGCGCTCAAGAAGCTCAACGGCCAGAAGGTCGCCGGCCCGACCATCGTCTACCAGGTCGACACGACCGCCGTGGACCGCGCGAACCGCCGCATCACCAGCAACCCGCTCACGCAGGTCGTGAACCAGCAGATCGGAACTCGGGTCCCCTGATGTCCTCCACCATCACCTCCGACCGCATCAGCCACACCTACGGGTACGCGTGGCTCGGCACCGCCGGCAAGTCCGCATCGACCCTCACCCGCGACGGCGTCGAGATCCGCCGCAACCTCTGCACGAACCCCGGCTTCGAGGTCGACACGTCCGGCTGGTCGACGTCCGGCACCTCCGCGACCACGTACGCGTGGACCGGGAGCGCCGGGGCGTCTACGTCGGTGCAGCGCGTGAACGGGACGGTGCGGCGCACGAATCGCGCGACCGTGCCGTCTGCCCTCTCGACGACGAACCCGTCCGCGGGTGGCGCGGGGTGGAATCCCCGTTGGTTCGGAGGTTCCGCGAACCAGGGCACCAACACCGTCGTCTCCGGCGCTTACGACGGGCCGGTGGCTGGGCTCACCTCCTATGCCCGCAAGACGTGGACCCAGATCAGCGGCGTCGCGTACGACTGCGCCTGGTCCCACACCGCCGGAGGCACCTCGGCACTCGCGGTGACCCCGGGAGCGCTGATCTCGATCTCCTCCTACATCCGCCCCTCGCGCAGCCAGTCAAGCTCGGGCACCGGGTACACGAACACCCGGATGGCGGTGCAGTGGCTCGACAGCACCGGCACCCAACTCAGCACGGCGCTGGGCCCGACGCCGGATGCGATGGTCGCCGGGCAGTGGACACGGTTCACGTACTCGGGGACCGTTCCCGCGGGCGCCGCGTACCTCTCCGTCTTCACGCAGGTCTACCTGGACCTGTGGCAGGTCGGCGACACGCTTGACGGCACAGGCCTCCTCATCGAGAACGCGGTGCTCGGGGCCTACTTCGACGGTGACACCCCGGGGGCGACACAGGGACTCGACGTGTTCCAGACGCCCCTCGCATCCCACTCCGGTCTCGCGTCGATGCAGGTCCGCTGGCGCAACCAGGTCGGGTCGCCGATGTACGCGGCCACCCAGGTCGGCGGGCTCGTCCCCGACACCGACTACACCGCTTCGCTCTGGGTGTCGATCCCTCGGCGGCTCTCCAAGCCCCTCACGGTCTCCGTGGTGACGAACGGCTACGACCTTGTCGGCCCCAACCCGATCACGCTGCAGGAGGCAACCGTCGGCTGGCAGCGGATCGTGATGCCCTTCCGCACCGCGACCGGCCGCACCTCCGCGGACATCTGGCTCGTGGACCCGAACAGCTACACCGGCGGGACCGTCAGCCAGAGCATCTACATCGACGACGTGCTCGTCGAGACGGGCGGGACGACGCTGCCCTACTTCGACGGGTCCACCCTCGGGTACGTCGAGTTCGAGAACACCAGGCCCCTGCTCGTGAACGGGTGGGAGGAGGAAGCCGACAGCCTCAACGTCGTCAACGCCGTCATCGGCGGCGGCTTCGACGTCACGCTGCGCGACGCGTCCCTCCGGAAGGGCGCGTTCGAGCTCGTGTATCCGGTGGACGACGAGGCTGCAGCCGCCGCGGCGTTCGCGATGCACCGACGGCCGACGACGCTCACGATCAGCGACTCCGACCGGCCGTCGATCGCGATGACCTACGTCGTCAACGGTCGCATCAGCCGGACCCTCGATCCGGACCGTATGTACTGGCTCATCCGCGTTGAGTACCAGGAGGTGTGACCGTGGCGATCCTCACCGCGCAGACCTTCATCCTCACCGTCTCCGGCACCCGCCTCGACGCCGTCGACGACCAGGTGCGCGTCGTCATGGACGAGGGCAACTCGCCCTGGCTCACGGCGACCGCGATCATCCAGCGCCCCGCCGACGCGACGATGGCGCTCCTCGACCCGGACCGCGCCGGCACGGTGGTCCTCCGCCTCGTGGCCCCGGCGACCCTGACGCTCACGCTCCGGGTGCAGGGGCGCACGTACGACCCGGAGCAGGACCTCGTCGGGCTGACGCTCGTGTCAGACGAGTTCCCGCTCCTCACGTACGCCCCGTCCGCGCCCGTGGACCTCCGCGGCGGCACGTACCAGGGCTCGGTCCGGGCGCTCGCGTCCGCGGTCGTCACAACGGCCCTAGGGCGCCCGGTGACGGTCGCCCTAGGGCCGGGCGCCACGAACCGGGCGTTCCCGACCTACGCAGCCGCGGAGAACGCGTTCCCGGATCCGTCCGTGACCTCCGCGAACAACTGGACCGCGGACTCGTCACCGACCGGACAATGGGCGAAGTCGCAGACCACCGACGGCGGCTTCAACAGCGTGCAGGTCCTCCGCGCCGGCTCGGGCACCGTCAACTGGGTCCAGGTCGCCAACGCGACTCCGATCAGCGCATCCGCCGGCCAGCAGTACACCGGCACGGTCCTCCCGATCGCCCGCGGCAACGGCGCAGTCACCGGCATCCTGCACATGCAGTTCCTCGACAGCAACGGCATCCCGGTCGCCGCGCCCTCGCAGCCGCTCGGCGTCCTCCCGACGACGTGGTCGTCCGCGGTCCGCCGCGGCATCACCGCCACCGCACCGCTGGGCACCGCGTCCGTGCGGCTGTGGCTCAACGGTTCCGGGACCGGGACGCTCTGGGGCGTGGCGGGCGCGCAGTGGATGCTCGTCGAGGGCGACGGCCGGGAGACCGACGGAGCGTCGTGGACCACGTTCTTCACCGGCGACACCCCTGCCGGGACGAACGGGTACACGTACTCGTGGGCCGGAGCCGTGAACGCTTCGACGTCGAAGCGCACCCCGATCGTGGAACGCGACCCGAGCACGCTCCTCTGGTCCACGACCGACACCGCGGACGCGTTCCTCCGGCCCGTGCTCGAAGCGACCGGGCTCCGGCTCTTCCAGGACGAGACGGGCACGTTCCTCCTCGCCGACAACAGCTACCGGGTGCCCGGCCAGGTCGTCATGCAGCGAGGGTCGACGCTGTACCAGGCGTCCGAGTCGTCGTCCATCCTCGACCGCGACGTCGACGGCTACCCGCTCAACGCCGACGCCGTGATCCTCACCTACCGGTGGACGGACGCCGCCGGGGTTGCGCGCACCGCGGTCGACACGGCGAGCACGACCGCCTCGTACAGCCGCCCCTACGTCCTCGACAAGAGCGCCCCCTACCCGGGACCCGGACAGGCGCAGTTCCTCCTCGCGCGGCTCCGTGCCCGCCGCCGGCAGATCGCGACAGAAGGCCGCCCGGACTGGACGGCCCGCCCGGGCATGTCCGCCCTCGTGTCCCTGCCGAACCGGCCCGCCGCATCCGGCTACGTCCAAGCCCTCGAGTGGGACCTAGGCCGGGCGACCATGACCGTCACCACGAAGAACCTCGTGACGACCCCGCCCGGGTCGATCGGGAACGCCCCACTCACCCAGACCATCGGCGCCGTGTCAGGCACGATCGCCGCCTACACGAACTAGGAGCCCCACGATGGCCACAGGAGACGCAGCCGGCGCGGCCGGCCTCAAGGTTTACGACGACACTCTGCTCGTTGCCGATGTCGACACCGCCCTCAACCAGCGAGGCGACGACGTCGCGGCGGTGATGGGCCGCACCGCGGACCTCGAGAAGCTCACGAAGGGCACGCCGAAGTTCATGGTGAACCGCTCGAGCGCCGGCCAGGTGGTCGGGGCTGAGGTCTGGTCCCAGATCAACGCGACCGGCTGGGCGACGCCGCTCAAGAACGTCGGCGGGTTCGGCTGGTCCGGCGGGGCACTCACCATCCCGCGCGCCGGCATCTACGAAGTCCAGGCGCACGCCATGTTCCGCGGCAACGACTACCGGACGGCCGCGGTACAGATCACCCGGAACACCACCCAGGTGGACACGGACTCCTCCATTACGGCGAACGAGACCACCGTCGATCTGCCCTCGGTCGGTGCGGCCCTGCACCTCGGCATCACCGCGAGTCGCTACGTGTCCCTCAACGCCAACGACGTCATCCGGGTGTTCGTCCTGCAGCGCAACCGGAACGACGACATCGTCAACGTCGGCCAGTACGCGTTCGACCTCACCTTCGACGTCGTCTGGGTGGACGAGCAGTGATCGTCGCTGCCGACACGTGGGCCGACTTCGCGGGCGACGTGTGGGGCGACCCCACGGCACGGTGGATTGTGTACGCAGCCCTCGTCGTCGCCGTCGGCATCGGCATGTGGCGAGGCTTCCGCCGGATCCGCGCGTTCCTGATCGAGTTCCGCGCCGACCTCGGCGTCGTCAAGCACGAGGTGAAGAACAACCACACGACGAACCTCCGCGAGGAGGCCGACGTTCGCCACGACGAGAACACATCCGCGCTCCGCCGGATCGAGAAAAAGGTCGACGAGGCGCTCGTCAAGCTCGGCGTGCACGAGTACCGCATCAACGAGCTCGACGCCGAAGTGGAGAACACGCGGGAGAGGAACGCACATGGGTGAGCACCGGAAGATCTCCTCGACCGCCGCGCAGCTCGCAGCGGTCCAGCGCTACGCGAAGGCCATCACCGCGCTCGTGGGGGCCGTCCTCACGGCTGGCGTCGTTGTGCTTCCGGATGACGTCCAGCTGTGGGTAGGGCTGGGCATGGCCGTGCTCACGACCGTCGGGACGTACGCAGTACCGAATCGGCCGCCGTCCGACGAGTGAGTCAACAGTCGCCTGAGTCGAAGCAGGAGTTCAGCCGATCGTTGACCATGCGGTCGATCTTGTCGTCGTGCTCGCGCTGCTGGATGCCGGTGACCACGTAGCCGACGAGCAGCGCGACGACCACCACGGCCGCGATGATCGACACGACGATGATGATCGCCCGATTACTGCTCGCTGCCCCAGCCTCGTTCCCCATGCGGACAGTGTCCCAGTCCGCAGCGAGTCCGCGAAACCCCCACCGCAGGGCACACACGCGCAGCACCGGACACCCACGTAAGCCCCATGAATCCGCGGTTCGCACCACTGGGCAACACCCCACACCCACTAGGTGCGTGTACTTCGGGTACTCGCGGCGGCACAGTGCGCTGGCGCGGACGGGGGCGGCGCCGACCAGCGACCGGTAGTTGATCGGGGGCCCCGAGCCGGCCGGTCCGGAGCTTCCGGCCACAGCTGCACACGTGCAGGGCGGGCCAGCGGAGTGATCCGCCGGCCCGCCCTGTCCGTGCACCCGTGGGTCAGTGGATCCGCAGCTGCGCCACCATCGGGCACGCGAACGGGTCGCGGGCGGCGAGGCCGACACGGTTGAGGTACCGCACGACGATCCCGTACGAGCGCAGCAACGTCGTCTCGGT